AACGTCCGTGTCATCTTGAAAATGGCCGACGATGAGGAATGGGAAACGGACCACATCGGCTACCAACAATGGGACCGTATCGGGAGCCGTTACGAATGGGACACGGACAATGGCGACGCCTATGAGGGCGACGACCCACCAAAGGTAGTACTGTTGACGGGCGCATGGGGTAGCCACACTATCTGGCTTTTGGAATGCTCCGAGACAGCCGACATCATTGCGTCACTCAGTGATTACCCATTGTTGGATGAGGATGACCACGGTGCGCAAGAGTGCGAAGATGAGACCGAAGCATGGGATAGTTGGATCAGGTCCGACCTAATGGGTCACGTGGACGACGAACACCCCGCCCATGAATGGGAAGATAGCAAGTTATTCAACGCCTATCGTGCCGCCATGGAAACCGAGAACGCGTACCCCGCGCATGAGACCGGCGGGTGCTATGTCAACGTGGACCGTATCAAGGACGCATTCATTGATAGCTTGAATGAAGGCGCGTCTATGGATTGATCCCCCTACCGATTCCCTCGCCCTCGGCCCATCATGGGTCGGGGGTTTTTCTGTGCGACGATCCGAATCCCCCACGTGGGAGGCGCTCCCGCCATCCGCCATGGGGCGCGGTCAATCCACCGCACCATGGCAGCGGGAACGGGTCCGGTTCGACCGGACCAACGCAACGCCGAACGACCCCCATACCCCCCCGCCGGTTGATGGGGACCCCGAACCCCGGAGGCGTTTCTATGAGCAAAGCCAGTTTGAAAACACGATGCCATGTCGTTATACTGATGAAACAAACCCAAGGAGTGCTCCATGTCCGTGACTTTGAATCTTGAAACCGCCATCGTAGATCGACTCAACAAACAAGTTGAAGTGGTCGCCCAATCAGAAGCCGCCATGCAGTTTGGCATCGAGGTGACACTGAGCACCGTTGCGCGGATTGCGCTGCTACGTGGCCTGGAAGACATGGAGAGCGGGCAGGCGACCGTCGCGAAGGTAGAGAGTCGGATGGCGGCCAAGCAGGCAGAGAGAAAGCAGCCAGAGGCTAAGAAGGCAGAGGCCGAGAAGGCGGCAGAGCCAGAGCGGCCCGGTCCCGATGGCTGGCCCATCCCCCAAGGATGGAACCGTTGGTCGGAAGGAGAGTTGGTTCCGGGTGAACATGTAGACGCGCACGAATACTATACGAACGCAGGATGGATGCGCTTCTACGGCACGGTCGGTGACGAGGGGAAGGGGCGAGAGACCATCGTGTTCTATTGGGCGAAGGACCCAGATGTGCAGGAGTTGGCTCCGCTGAACGGGGTGCTAATCCAAAAGACCCCGTGGGGTCCCGGTCACATGCTCCCAAGAGACTGGGCAGGAATGGCGTAGGGCTACCCGGCACCAAGATCAGCTTGTTGGGCTTGACGTCGCAGCGAATCCAGCAAGTCGTCGAAGTTGCGCGTCTCTTGTGACGCTGTACCAGACGCGGCACTGGTACCAAGGTTCATGAGGTCCATGGCAGGTGGGACTGGGTCCGGCTCAGCTTTCTGCGGTGCAGGATACTTGGCTCTCGTCATAAGCAGCGCATCATGGGGGTCGATACCTCCAGCACACATCGTACACAGGCTGACGAAGGCGGCATCATTGCTCATGACATCGGGCGCTTCTTGCTGCAGCCACGTTTCGAACTCGTTGAGATTGATTTCCTCTTGCTGCGTCTCCATATCTTGGATTTTCTGGTTGGACGCAGCCAACTCATTGCGAACTGTTTGAAGGTCATTCACCAAGCTGTCGAACTTGGTCCGGCTACCGTTGTTGAGATCCTGCATTGCGTTGTCGTATTCATCCCGCAAGGCTCTNATGGTTGCTTCCTGCTGAACCTTCAGGCCGTCAATCTCTTTCTGCTTCTCGGCCATCGGGTCGACATCGCCATGCATCCACTGCTGAAATCGGATTTCCTGGTCACGGACATCTTGCTCACGACGGTCGAGCGTCTTTCGACGGGCGGCATTCTTCTGGTAGGCGTCGGTATAGCCCCGTTCGAAGTTTCGGTACTTGGTTTCGATACCTCGGAGGATGGCGTCTTGCGAACGTGTGTCCAGCTTGCCCAGCCACTCAGCCGCTTTGAGACTATCGAGTTCACCGTTCCAGTCGAAGACAGCCTCGACGATTTCATCGACTACCTCTTCTGAGATTTCTCCATCGGACGTATCAGCCGCTTCAACTGATTCACCATCAGCCGCGTCAGCACTATCGCTATTAGCTTCCGTGTAGACCGACTCTGCGGCTTCGACGGGTTCGACTGACTCGACGGGTTCTGCGGCTTCGACCGATTCGGTGGCGACTTCTTGCGCATCTTGGGCTTCTTGACCTTCTTCAAACATAGGATCTCCTATTGACCGGGTGGAAGAGGCATACCTTCTGGCGTGACTCCTTGGTCTGCCGCGAACTGTTCAGTGGCTTGTGCCATTTCGGCTTGTTCCATCTCACCCGCAGCCAGCTTCTCGAGCTTCATGCGGAGGTCGAAGTCATCAACCAACTTGTTGGCGAGTTCTTCGGGTGTGAGATCCTGCGTTGCAGGCATGGCTTGCGCTGCGTCCCACAACTCTTGTGCTTTCGACTGATCGATGCCCAGCGTCTCTGCGATGACAGTCACGTCCTCCTCACCTTCAACCGCTTCTCCTTCTGGAGGAGCCTCTTCACCTCCAGGAGCTTCTTCCGGTGCGCCTTCTGGCGTCTCACCACGCTCTGCCATGGCAAGGATTTGTTCGACCTCTTCCGTGAGGGGCTTGATATCTCTGGAAGGAACGAGAGTTTCCGGCTCTCCTGGCGCTGGGGGTGCGTCTGGAGCAGCTCCAGGTTCTCCAGCATAGGGAAGTCGTTCTCCGGTTTTGGGGTCGGTAGGCATAATGGTCTCCTGTGGGGTTTATTCTTTGGGGGCGGCTGCGTATTGCTGGATGTCTGCACGAAACTCTTCTGCTGTATCTCTTTCGGCAGCCTCGGGGAATAGTTTGGCGAAAATCACATCCTTAAGTCGGCTGAGAACGTTTTCTACATCACCAGACTCAACACCGTAGCGTTGCAAGAGTTCTTTGTTAGACTCGTTGTGAATCGCAGCTATATGCGCGTCGTGAGTTGCTCGCTTGTCTTCGGGAGGGGACTGCACGACATCGTCTTTCATCTGTTTGATGATTCCGTCTACATCTGAGGGTGGTGTAATATCTGCCATAGCGTCTCCAAGGGGCGATAGAGAATATGTGACCAACTTACCATGACGGCATGTTGGGGTCGAGAACTAATCAGATGGTGTTTCCCACTCGAGGACTTCTGGGTCAGCGAGTTCGAATGCAATATTAACATCAAGGGCGGTTTTGGCTTTATTGGCTACCCGACGACGATCACCGGAGTTCCTATCTTCAACAATGGTCATGTCTCGATAGGGGTCCTCACGGATAACCCGTAGGGACCTACCGGCTTCTTTTGCGCGTCGTGTGGCTTCTTCGACCAGATGGGGGTCGGATAGAACTCGATAGGTCATGGGTACCTCTATGAACTGACGCCTGCCGTGGCAGCAAGACTCTTCGTGCTTGCCTTAACCTTGGCTGGGTTCTTGTTGTGACGAAGAGCTTCTCTCTTGGCAGCAGACTTTTCGGCTTTGCGCATTTCTTTGATTTCGGTATGCATCTTTTTGGTGAGTCCGTGCCCGCGCAGACGGTCGTGGGAACGTTGACGGTGTTCATCNGCGAGAGCTTCACGTTTGGCGGGGCTGTCGCCTTCGACAACGACGCTATGACCGGGGAACCTCTTCTTGATGACACCCACAGCCCGGTTGTACTCTTCACGGGTCTCACATTTGCCCAACACACCCATGTCGACGGGGACGAATGTACCGAGGCCATCTCCCGAGACTCCGGGGAATCGACCATGGCCCCAGTAGATTTTGCGTGGGGAATCACAATCGGGACACGCAGGGGGACCCGCGCTCTTCCGGTAGAAGACATGGTTGTCAACGAGGGCGCACTCATCGTTGGTGCATTGTAGACCATGGGCGATAAAACTCATTGGCTACTCCGGGGGAAGGCCATAGGCTTCGCCTGTAATGTGTTGTCGAAGATAGTCTGTGCCGAATCGGTCGTCATAAGCCTTAAGCGCGGCATAATCTGCGAGTGCCCNNTTCGGTGCCCCCTCCCTANNCGGTCCTCGAAGACGCTGGGACTCTCTTGGGTCTATCTCCTCGATAGCTTTGAGTGTCTCAATTTCCGTAGCTGTCCACGGTCGAATCGGCTCTGGTTTCTCTTGAGGAGCGGCTTCTTCGATAATGGCTCCAGGTGAGTAGACTCGAGCTTCGGGCAGTGACTTCGCACTACCACGACCGCCGTTCTCTTGTATCAACTCTTCCATTTTTGCATTAAGTACGTCAGCCATTGCCTATCCTTCAGTCGGTGGTGGGGCTTTTGAGTAACTATCTTTGNACCACCCTCCGCCCTTGAGAGNGAAGCTGGTNCGACTNACCTGTCGAATCATCTTGCTAACGCAGATTGTGCAGACAGGGGCAGAGTCGCCGTAGCGTTGCATCTTCTCAACGACCTTGCCGCACTTCGGACATTTGAATTCGTAGATAGCCATGAGTTGTATCAGATCCTCTACGGCTTCTTACCAGTTGGGCTGCCGACGACCGGGTGTCCAACGAGGACCCCGATCAGCTTCGGGTTTCGGCTCAGGTGCCGGTGCTTCAGCCTTGGGCTTCTCGACAGGTGCCTTTTTGGCCGTAGACTTCTTAGCGGGTGCTTTCTTCTTGGTTGATTTGGTAGCCATTGCTTCCTCCTGAGTAAAGTTGTATCACGCTTCGGCTTCGCGTACTGGTGCCCCACCCCCAGCGGCAAATGACTCCTCGGGACTTGGCGGTTGACCTCCCTCTGCTCCCATTGGAGGGCCGCCCCCTCCCCCACCACCTGCAGCGCCACCCTGAGCCATCTGCATTTGCATCTGGGTTTGGGCTGCGATGGTTTGGGCGACCTCTTCTTCCGGCATCAAAATGCGCTGTGGCAATCCGAGGCTGGTGATGATTTCTTCTGAGAGTCGTCGACTGTCGATGTCTTGGTTCTGTGCAAGGAATGGGATGAGTTGCAGCAGCGTCTCGGACATGACACTGGGGTTCTGCTTGATGGGATTGTAGCTGACCATCTCGAAACCAACATCTACGTCTCGAATGGAGTCAAGGTCAACACTGAGCCACTTCCGGTTGCCTGCGACCCGTACCATCTTCTCTTCGCGCATATACTTCTTGCAGAGATAGAAGGCTTTGCTGGCAACATCTTCGACGGCTGCGTTGACATGACCCTCTCGAGTGGCGAGTCGGGTTTGCATTTGAGCATCGATGATTGCCATCTCCGTTGCGGTTCTGGCTCCTGTGACTTGGCCTCGAGCGGCTTCAGCGAGTGCGCTGATGAACGCAGCATCATCTTCTTGCCGTGCGACAAACTCTTTGACACCAATGGGGGTGTCGGGCAGAGGCATCTCGTAGAACAGGGTTGCGAGTGTTCTGAGGGCTTCGGAGTTCTGCGGGGTGATACCCACGAAGCTACCAACAGATGACTCAACGGCTTTGTTGAGGTCTTCCTCAGTGATGCGACCGGCATCGTAAAGGATGCGAGGTACCATCAGATAGACGATTTTCTTCCAGTGGGTCAACAGGTCGTTGACGGTCTCTTGCTGGTTGAGAACAAGTTGTACCTCGGAGAGTCCCAGACAATCGACACCCGATTGATTCAGGTTGTACATGCTGTAGGGGATGTAATCAATCTCATCCTCGAACACGACGGTGTCTGCCTGCTGAACGTAGTGCTGAACCTTATTGGTTTCTCTGTTGTAGTATTCCCACACAGTGACCCAACGGGTCGAGTCTCGGACGGATTTGGTATCACCTCGCTGGTTTTGGTCCAGTAACCATCGGGGATAACGGTCAGGATTTACATCGGAAATCTTTGTACCTGCGTACCTACCACTGTCGACTCGAGCTTTGAACTCCGACCACGGCACAACGGTTGCCTCAAGCCAATAGCGGATGTCATCCACGTCCCTTACAGCCAAGTCGAAGAACAGGCTGGACGGGTCAACAGCTCGAATGATTGGACTGTCTTCGGTCTTGTTCCAGCCCGTTTTGAAGATACCTCTCTTACAAAGCACTGCATCGATAAGTGTCGTGGCAGCCCGTCGCCTCATGTTGTTGTGCTTGAACACGTACTCCAACAAGCCGGTTGCGGCGGGGGCGAACTCTTGGCTCAGCCGGTTGCGCGGATTGGCAGCGACTTGGGGATTGGGACCAAGCAATGCACTGAGTGCGGTGTCTGCAATGGCATAGATAAGATTCTTGCTGCACAACAGGCTGTTTGCGACGGTGCTGTCGAACTGCCCCTGCGCGGGACCGACAGTCCAGAAGTCACCACGGTAGTAGCGACGTGCCTTATCAAAGGCGGGCTTTTCGTTCTTGTCATAGAACTTACGGTGTTTGTCGATGAGGCTACTGAGCTTGGCCATGAAGTAATCCGATATGAATGAGAATCTGTAGTTCTACCTTCCGCTGGCACGAGCCGCGAGAAGATTCATCAAACCTGCGTGGGCCTCGGCAGCGGCAGGGCTGAGAACGGAACGGGCTGCGCCCCCACCCGTCATATCTGGCTTGGCTCTGTCGGCTTGGGCTTTGTCGGCACCTTGAGCAGCCATCGCACCAATGGCACCGATACTTCCGAGTCCACCTTTGGCGGCTTGTGCGTGGAGAAACTCTTGGGTGCTTAGATCTACATCACCAGCTTGGTGCCTCTCCAACGACTCTGCGGCAGCCTTCTGCATGTCTGAGCGTTTCTCGTTCGCAATCTGCCGCTTATCCAACCAACTCTGATTCTCGACTTTGATGTCTTCGGGGGCAGTGTCTTGGAACTCAATCGCTGCAACGTCAGGTGCGGTTGTGGTGGCTGCGGTTGTCGCCATGATTACATCCAGTTTCGGGGTGGTGGTTTGAATGGAGTCTTTGCAGCGTCCTTGTCGACCCGCTGTAAACGGTCCAGGTCTGAGATTGTAACCTGACCCGCTATTCGAGTATACGCGCCTTCTTCCATCTTAACTCGATTGAAGTGACGCCTCGACAATATATCTGCTGCCATTACGGCTGTTCTTGCGCGGTCGAAGTGATGTGTAACGCCATCGAGACCTTTGATTCTTTTCTTTCGGCTACCGTCATAGTTGACGAGTTGATGCAGCATACCTCTGGAAACAATCGCAAGTTCATTATCATAGAGCATCTTGACGAGTCGGGCTTCTGCTTCTTGGACTCGTTTGTTGGTGGCGTACCAACCGGGATGCCTCCGGTCAGTCCATAAGAGATTGCGACATCCTATGTCATTGAGCACAGCGATACAGGCTGCAGCATTGGACTCGACGGCTACGAGAGCCTGGTTGTAACGAGCTTGGACTTGAATCAATCGTCGAGCGAAACGGTCTGGACTCTCTCGGTCTTCCCAGAATGCGACCTCTCTGCGCTCAACTGCGTCCCATACGGTGAGTGCGCTTTTGTCACCCGTAGCGCCGAAGCCTGCGGGGTCAGCGGTAATAAGGTAAGCAGAACCTTCTTCGGGCGGTTCGAGTTCGTGGCACCCAGCCATCCCGAGAGGTGGGTCGGCAATGGCACGATCAAGCCACGGCTTCAGAACCTCAGTGGGCATGATGGGAGCTTCTGCGCCCAGCCATCCATCGTAGGGACCCGATGGGTATTTGCTCGTGAACAGTCGCGCATCGCCGCCAAACTCTGTTTCGAGAGCGGCGCGGCGGAAAGCCAAATGAGCGATTGTCATACTCTCGTGGTGGCGAAGATATTCGAGTTCTGATGCTTTCGGTTTGAATCCTTTGTCGTTGATGCAGCAACTACTGTCTTCCCACCAGTTGAAGAAGAGCGGTCGGAACCGTCCTCTATGTTCCAGTGCGGAGTGCCACATCTGTTCGTGATGACTGCCGGCACGACCAGGGGTCGACTCGAGAATGACCTTGGCGTTGGGGCGTTTGTTCAGGGTGGGGAAGATATTGATGGCGGCTTTGCGCTGCCACTTGGACTCACCAAACTCTGTGATGACCAAGCGGTCGATGGAACGGCCGATAGCAGGAGACCGCCCACCTGTGGTGAGAATCTTGATGCTGCCACCATGGCTGAAATGGATTTGGGTCGCCCCGGCTTTACGCCCCTCTGCCAATGGCATCTTCACGTCGTCGGGGAGACCATGGTACGCAAATAGAATGCGTTCGAATACGTCTTCTGCGGTTCCTTGACGCTCTGCTATAAGTACACCCTTGACGCCGCTGAGATACATACAGTCTCGGAGTAGAAGCATCACGGCAATGGTAGTAACCTTGGCTTGCCGAAACTTGTTGATCAGAATCCAGTTGTGCTCGTCGTAGGCTTTACAGATTTTCATCTGCGTCGGTGTGGGGTCCATATAGTCTGTGGACTCATCTTCTTTCACAATACGGCACATTGAGGGAAAGGCATGAGGCACAGCCAACATCGCTTGTACCTTGACCATGTTAAGCCCAGGAGCGTGGGCTATGTTGGCGCCACCGACAGATTCAGTCGGTTGTTGACTTTCCGCTTTCATGACTTGATGGTAACATGGACGTGAATCATATGTAGGAGGTTGAGATGCCGCTTGGTCTTTTGGGTTTAGGTGGAGCCGCACTGGGCGCTGCAGGTTTGATGAATCGCCGGAAGTTGAAGAAAGAAAAAGAAGAGATGAGTGCCGTACTCAGTCAAGTAAGCTCGTCCCTCCCCCAGTTAGCGCAGATGGCAGGTGGTACTGGAAGTGCCGGCGGCGCTGCGGCGGGCGCAGGACCCTTGGCTGCGTTGACCGGGGTCGAAGGTGCGGGTGCAGCAGGAGCAGCGGGCGCTGCAGGCGCAGCCGGTGCTGCAGGAGGGTTGGCAGCCGCAGCCCCTCTACTGTTGGCATGTTGGGTGGCCGATGAACTGTATGGACCCCAAGCAAAGAGAACCCACTTGGCGCGACTGTATGCACAGACCAACGACACATGGTTCCTACGAAAGTATAAGAAGCACGGTGCTCAATGGGCACAGTGGTTGAAGCATCACTCATGGGCAAAACCTCTTGTGCGACCCATCTGGGACGGCATGGCATTTAAGGGTGCGCTGATAGCAGCCCGGTGGGAGGAAGCCCAAAATGGGTAACTGGATTCAAGCTGCAATTAAACATCCCGGCGCACTACGAGAGAAGCTGGGTGTCCAGAAGGGCGAGACGATTCCCGCAAAGAAGCTCACAGGTTCGCAGCGTAAGCTACTTAAGCAGGTCAATCTGGCGCGTACCCTTAAGAGCATGAAGAAATAATCAACGAGACTCTGAGACACCACGTTAAATTTATCCTTGCACCGTCAATGGAGATGGTGTAAATCTAAATATGCACCCACTACAGGTGGCCGGGTAGCTCATTGAGTCCGGTAAATCCTCGGCGGGCAGGCGTAGTAACCAGCACAAAAACAATAACTGGGGCAGAGACCCAGCAGCTACGCCTATGTCCTACGCCCCCGAGGTAATCCCATGTCGATCTCAACCGAGGTTCTGAATACTACATTCAGCGATTTACGTGGACCCCTGGTCAATTCTTTTATTCAGAGCAATGAGCTTTGGGATGCGCTTGATAAGAAAGCGCGGATGCCGATGGAAGGCGGTTCGTTGATCGAACGCTCTTTCGCTGGTGGTGCCCCTGCTCGCGGTGTCGGCGTCTACGTCGGTGACGAGCTTCTGAACATGACCAGGCGTCAACAAACCAACCGGTTCAAAGTTGAACCCCATCGTTTGGTTGTCGCTATCAACATTCCAAAGAAAGAGCTGAACTACAACAGCGGAAAGCTGGCTGTCATTCGTCTCATCGAGGAATATCCAAAGACTGTCATTGAAGGTGTGAAGTCTGACCTCAACAAGTTCCTTCTTACGGGAACGAGTCGGGGAATCACTTTCCAAACTTCAGAGCTTCTTGGTCTGTTGACCCTTAACGGTCAACATACAACCGGTATCGGAACTGGTGTGACCAACGGGCTGATCGATCTGCGGCCAGTGGCTGACCAAAACACAGACGCAGAGACCGTGCAGAACGTGACTAAGAGCACGAGCACTTTCCATTACAACCAGTATGGCACCATTGGTACCTTCTCTACAGATGGTATGAAGGTTCTACGCCAAGTGTATCGCCAGTGCGCTCACTTTGCGGGTGGTGGTGGAAAGGGTCCTGACCTTATCATCATGGATGATGATACTTACGCCAACTTCGAAGATTCGAAACAATCCAACGTTCGTGTTTCTGTCGTTGAAGATAAGACCGAAAAAACCAACACCTTGTCTCTCGATATTGGTGTAGGTAAGGCTTACGCTTCTCTCGATCTCGACACAAGCCTGTTCAGCTCCCCCGGTGACGGTGGTGTGGCTTATTACCTCAACACTGACTTCATGGAAATGCCGATGCACGAAGCACCGTCCGTTTCTGAGTTCAAGGAACGTGTTGGTGATCAGGACGTGGTGACTGCGATCTTCTCTATGCAATCAAACCTTATTTGCACCAAGACAACCGCCCAAGGCGTCGTGTCTGGTGGTGCTGCTTAGGAGACCATCATGGGACAAGTTAAAACTGATTCTTTTAGCGATACCTACTCTGGGGAGACTTATCCACTGGGCTCCACTCGTGTGGAGCCTGCGGCCGAGGTTACTGCTGGGGACGCTTCGTTGACGGGCGACCGTGTTTGGATGTTTGTGCAAGCAGACGGCACGGGCGTTGCTGCCAACGACTTGCTTCAACGAGGCGCAACCTCTTCCTCTTACTTGGCGACAACTTCCACCGCGTCAGCGGATAGGGAGTTGATTAACCTTCTTGGGGTGGCTCAACATGCAATCGCGGCTGACCAGTATAGTTGGGTCATCGTTAAGGGGGAGTGTGTTGTTAAGACTGCTGGTGTTTCAGCGGGTAACAACCTGACCTCCAGTGGCGCTACTGCTGGTACGGCTATCCCCGCCACAGGCGGTGCTACTGACTCGTTTGCAGTCTTCGGTCGAGCAACCACTGCTACTGCTACCGGTGTGAGTGACGCATACGTTGACTTCCGCTAAGCGGTCGTAGCATGATACATTGGGGTCGGGGCTGAGAAGCTCCGGCCCTTTCCTTTGGAGGGAAAATGGACGTGTCTCTGGGTGCTTTGCGTGAACGACTGCTTAACTTTCGTGCGTGGGACAGCACCGGCACTACATTCAACAAGCGAGTACGTGAGGCTGTAAACGTAGCCTTGGAGCGACTTGCAGGGGATGTCCCCGAAGCTCTCATCCCTGATGAAGAGCATGTTGTTGTCTATACCGATGTCAAGGGCGGAAGTACGGATGTGACGGCCACATTGACAGCGCGGTTGAAAGTGGTCTCGTCGGATGCGTGGGTACTTCAGTTTACTGATAGTGCAGGAAATGACTTCGCTTCTGGCCCTCTCTGGACACCTACCATCGATGGGACGTGGGATGGCATCATGCATTTGGAGATTAAAGACCCAGATGGGACTTGGCATCGACGGCAGAGCCGCAACTGGTGGTCTGAGGTAAGAGTAGAAAATCAGTATTACGTCAGTCTCGACCGACCTTGGAAGAACGCTTCAGATACATTGATGGACTTCCGTATCCATCAACCAGAGTTCTTTGTGCGTGATGATGTGATGCGGGTACTCGAACCCGCACGTATCTGGGATGAAACGCGCCGACAGATTTGGGCCATCGACACCGGGGGCGCTCAGCGCCAAGACATGATTGATTTCCGTGGCGAGTCGTCGGGTCGACCTTACCGCATGTGGCGGGGACGTCATTTCCAAGTGCCTGCGCCGACAGCGGCACCAACAACCACAGATACTTCTCAAAGTTCAGCTTCTAAAGAAGAAATATTGTCTACCGCGTCAACGGCTGTGTCTACTTGGGCGGGACCTGAGTTCAAGGGATCGTTTCGGTTTTGCTACACCTATGTGTGGGGTTATCGTGACGACGAGTGGCAGGACAGCCCTGGTAACAACCGTGACCCAATGTGGGAATCGGCACCGAGTCCCGAAGTCTCTTACGAGACAACACAGGCTACGAATACCAGTTCGATTCAGATACGCGCCACCGACATCATGGCGATGCAGAAGTTCAATGTATCGGGCACCACCCGTGAGGGTCGTTCAGGATTCCGTATTCGCTTCTACGTTGCCCGAGACTCTGTTGAGGTGGGCAGTCCTGGTGAGTACGACAATGTAGAGACTGATGGTCGGTACTACATGCTCGCTGAAATCAACCCTGCCGACACGTCACCCACAGCGGTGTACACATGGGATGGGTCGGTCATACCCGACTACTACAGACCCTTGATGCACTCGACAGGCTACTATGCGTATAAACTGTATCCGCATCCAGATGCACGCTATGAGTTGGATTTACGGGTGTTGAGGTTGCCACGTAAGTTTCTCGATGACCAAGATACTGCACCGATTCAACGGGATGCAATCTCTACATTGATTGAACTTTCTCTGTATTATCTCAGCTTGATGGATGGTGTTGACCAGGGCAGCGCACAAGAGCATCTTCGACGCTATCAACAACTTGCTCAACGGTACCGACTGAAATACGCCAATCCTGGCAAGGCTGTCGAAGCCGTGCCGATTGGCGGGACTCGCCCCTACGGTAGGTTCGGTACCTTCGCCAACGAATGACCCCATGTTATGCTGCTGGTGCAACTATATAAGGAGTGCATAATGGCTATTTTTGCTTTACCTCGCCCAGAAGTGGGTGATGCGATGGAACGAAAGAATCTCAATGGTCGCAACGAAGAAGCGGCTGTGTTGTCCATCATCAACAACAGCCCTGACGGCGAAAACTGGCAAGCAGTTTTGTTTACGCGCAACGGTGCCGAGTTCATCTCTTCGGACAAAGAGCATCGTGGTGTTCATGATTGGCGACCCAAAGGTTGGGTTTTTGACGACACCAGCAGCAACTGGGTCCCGCCAGGGACGGAGTGGAGTGACGAAGCAAACACATTCGTCAAGAAGGCTAAGCGTAGTGCAAAGAAGGTAGCCGCGTCGAAGTCAGCAGTCCCCGCAGCAGTGTAATAGTAAGGAGTAGCAGAGCATGGGAGGTCCGAAAGACCAACAACTTATCGACCTCATCATCCCTCCAGGTGAAGCGCAGCAGATTTACTCCGCGAACGTCTTGGCGTTTCGGGTAAAGAACTTCGAACAAACACCTGAAGGGACGCTTCGGTCTGTGGTTGGTCCGACGCTCTATGAGCCTCCAAGAGAATCTCCGCTCCCGTCAACCTATGTCGGCAACCCCCATGGCATCTTCCATGCGGGGTTGTTGGGTGGGCTTGTAGACACGCTGTTGAAGCGTAAGGGTACAGTCCTCTCGAGACATGCGGGTTGGAACCGGTCATGGGAGGACCTCGTTACGGGTCTGACGGATGATACCCGTCCCCGTTACCCCGACCAGTTTGTGGTGCTGCAGAATAAGATCATCTGGACCAACGGCATTGATCAAGCCCAAGTGATTACACATGACGGCATGGCTGTTCCTCTGGGGTTTGACAATGTACCCGGTGCTCCGGGTGTTGACGGCCCTGAGATGCCACCGCTTACAGATAAGACAACGAGGTTTCCCAATCAATCAGGGTATTCATGGCCCGGTGAGATCGGCAGTGTCGGGGACATTCTCAACGGTGAAACAGCGTCTATACTGGATGGTTCGTGGTATTACTACGCACAGTGGGAAGACGTTCACGGCAACCTTTCTGCCTTGTCTGCCAGAAGCAATCCCGTAAGAATGCGTACAATGAACGCTGTGAGTGTTCCAGGCATTGACGCAGGTGCGTTGTCTGACTTGCGCAAACAGTTCTATGTTCACATCACAGGCAACGCTCCGGCTCATGCGGTAGCGTTTCGACTACATCGAACCCCAGATGCCAATCGGGTAAGCACCGTACCGCGACTCTTGACGCGCCTTGGGGGGACCACGGCAGCGCCCTACCCAGACAATATAGCGGACGCTTCTCTTGGTCCTGAAACTACCCAAAACGTACCTGTCCCTGTATTCAGGACGATGTGTGCCCATCAAGGTTGCTTGGTCATTGCCAACATCGTAGGGGATGAAGGGCGCATCCGCCGCAGCGAGCCAGGGTTCCCAGGCACGTTCCCAGAGACCGAGTGGGTGTATCCCGATAGCGGTGGGGCCGAGGTTACAGCGGTTACTTCGCATGGTGGTATGCTGCTTGCGTTCACCGAGAACAGTGTCTATGACATCACAACTTTCAGTGCCCCAGTCGCATTGGCGCAAGGGATTGGCTGCACTGCCCCCCGTTCAATTCAATCACTACCCAGCGGGATGTTGATTTGGTTGAGTCGAGATGGGTTCTACGGGATGCAGGGCACAAGCATCATGCATCTCAGCGAACCCATTCACCGTACTATTCGTGATGGTGTGAACCGCAGCCGTATGCGTATGGCAGTGGCTGCCTACGATCCGACAAGTCGAGAGTATCGTTGTGCCTTGGCTCCTGCTGGAAGGAGTACAAACCAACTCATTTTGACGTTTGACGGGGCGTCATGGCGACGGCAGGTTTTGGGTATTCATATTGCTGATATGTGCGTCACTGATGATTGGAGGCAATATCTATTGGCGATTGGTGATGCTCCTGTAGCCTACCAGAGTGCCGATGGTACAGTGACTGTGGCAGAGACAGACGCACCAATCTTTACTGCAGAGGGGGGTGTAATAACGGTACAGAAGGTGATTGAAGACGCTGCCGATAACCTTAAATTGGCGGAGGACACGGACACCAAAAGTTCCACTCTTACGGGCAGAGCCTCTACCAAGACCTCGAATCGAGGTGACAACCAATGAGCGATTTTAACGCGCCCTCAAATTACCTGTATGAGAACATCGATTACTTCACCACGGCAGAGGCGCATAACTTCGTATTCGTGATGGACCATGAGACCCGCAACTTCGTACCCCCCACTCGAGACTACGTTTATCGGTCGGGTTGGATCTCGGCGGGTTCCAACAGTATGACGCCAGTGAACATACGCACTCTGTATCTTGGTATGTTGGATGCCTGGGACGGTACGTTTGAGGTCACGTTCTATCGGAATGGGTCCTGGAAACCTATTGTGACGATGTCCGATGTATTGGCTGTGGGTCCTGATGACGGTTCAAACATCATCGAGGACATCGCCGGTTCTGCTGAGCTTGCCGAGGCTTCGGCTCATGACCCACGACTGTTTTGGAGGCAACTCCCGGTGGGGCTTGAGAACGCATTCACATGGGCCTTTCAGGTTAAGTCAACGTATCCGAAGCGTATCCATCTGGCGTCTTTTGCTTTCGACATAACTGTTGCGACTCTTGGTCAAGTTCGAGGGCGCATTCCTCAACGCGGTGACGTATGAGCTATATTTTTCCGAAAAGGCGACTGCGGGGCAGGGACATACTCGACCCCGTAGAACTCAATCAGGATGTGGTCCCTGCTGCGGAGAACTACAGCGGTCGGTTGAATCCTCACAACTTCGATGCGGACGGGTCTTATACACGAGGTACGGAAGCCTACATCATCCCACACTACGTGGAGCAGGAGGCGAATCCTCGATTTGGTACACCGGATACATCGTGGATAATGCCCAATAGCGCAGACACACGTTCGTTTACGCTGGCTACCGACATCGAATGGCAGCTTGTTGATTCAATGACCCGCACGTTCACGACCAATCAGTCTGTATTGTGGATTACGGGTTGGTTGACGTACATCTGGTTGGAGTACAGCTACAACAGCTCGACTTCTGTAGGGACACATGTTGGCTACGAGAAGGGGAGTGCGCGTGTTCAGTTTGCCATTCGAGTAGATGGTCGCATTATCGAGCATACAATCACAGGCAAGAACGACAACTTTTTGCAGTCATACATGCCCATACAGTGGGATGATGAGAAGGTCACAGCAGCAGTATTGGAGGACGGCGAGAATGCCTTACCGGGACCATCGACGATTAGGGTACCTCCCGCAGCGGCGTTGGGACCACCCGCAATGCCTGTCCGTCTTGGCTGCGCTGTTCCTGTACAACCGGGGTCGCATACTGTAGAGCTTGTGTGCCGTCGACTGGGAAGCGAAAACTACCGCGCATTGAACTGGCCCACTTCGTCAGGCTTTACGGTCTTGGATGATTACGTCACGGTCTTCAATCGTAAGCTCTTGGTTCTTGATATTCCGACAAACCCAGCCGCGTCATCTTCAGGCACAGCCGTAGACATCAGAACATTTGATGCAGAAGATGCGATCAATGCGACGTCGTTGGGAACCAACTGTGTCGACAAGCTACGCGATGCCCACAACGCAATTGATACAGACGCCATGGGTCGCGGGGTGCTTAATAATAACCACTTGCCTTCAGCCATTTACGACTACTGCCAAGTGGAATTTGCGCCGGGTAGTATCGTCTCGACCAATAATCAGTACCCTGGATTTAATGAGGGCACTACAATAGCATCCGCAACATCTGGACCAGATATCGGCTGGACCATTGTGCATGACGGTGTGTCGATGACAGCGGCAGCGAACCTTCTCCGTTCAGATGCGACACACGCAGCCGCGTTTGATGCGACGACGAAGAAGAGCTTCTTTGTAGTGCAGGCAAATGTACGCTTTATTAACTTGGAACGGACAAGTTCATCCCCTCAACATGATGACCCCTCGTCATTTGGCACATTTGCTCTGGGGTATCAACTTTCAGGTAGTGCCGCTCCTGTAATCATTGAGAGCACCATCTGCTTTGTTAGTCACCACCAAACATTATCAGGACTCACCAATGTGGCCGGTGGTGACATCCCCGAAAATATCGATGTGCCGTTATTTTGGTGTCTCGATTTGACGGAGACTCTACTGTCTGCAAATATTGATTACTTCGGGGTGTACACAGCGGTTGCGGGTCATCCGTCTGGACATGAAGCTGAGATCCACTGGAAGCATGGGCATCTAATGGTCTTAAAGTTGCCCGCGTAGGAGTCAGGATGTCGACAATCAATAAATCTCTGGCCTATACCGATGGTGACACCCTCGATACGGATGGCCATAACAAGAACATCTTCTCAACCGATCTCAACGAGGGGATCATGTCGGTGTCGAATGGGGGGTTGGATGATACCAACTTGGCATCTGATTTTACGGTCAAGGCGCAGCATGTAGCGCCAGAAGCTGCCGTTCGAGTCCGTGCCGATTGGAAGATGGAGACGTTGGATTTTAATACTGACTCAGCCTCGAGCAACTCTGATAATATTTCCTATGTACCGGTTGCAGGTACCGCTGCTCGTATCTACCTGCCGTACTCTCCTTCGCTTGTTTGGTGGCAATGGTCGATGTTCGTCACTCCGTGGCGCTGGAATATCTACGATACAAACGACTCTTCTACGAGAGACCGAGACATCGTAGTTGTGGCTTACCACGTAGACCCCGCAGGTACCGAGACCCGTCTTTCTCATACCCGGCGGGTTGTTCCCATATCGGCAGCATTGTCGGAGTATGGTACCGTTTATGGTACATCGAACGTCAAAGCGCGGCAGGCACGTAACTCTCTTCTGTATGATCAAGCGCACTTACTGGGCCAACCTTCGGCAGGGTGGCACGAGGTCCAAGTTCGTTTATATATGGAGTATTATAACGACGCGGAGAACGTTGTTCCCAATGGCGCTGAAGCATGGCCTGCTGTATACCAAGCGTATCTTCATGATCGTGTTTCTTTTGGAATTTGTAATAGCCGAGTCATGTCATTGTTGTAGTCTTAGGATGACGCCACGGGATATGCTTAACCACGGAGGATAAAATGGCTGGAGCAGTTTTAACTGGGATAGCAACGGGGCTTGGTGCGGCGGGTTTGGAAGCAGCCCCTACAATCGCTGGTCACGTTGTTTCTAACGTCCACGATAAGAAGTATGGCACCGATGACTACCTCGAGGCGCAAGGCAAGGTACTCAGCGAGAAAGCCAAGGGATTGTCGCAGGCGGAGAAGGATCAGGCAATGGCTTTAGCCGTTCGTGGGATTCAAGCTGGGACGAAGGGGACTGAGGCAGAGTTAACACGTCAAGCCGCAGCTTCCGGCGGGTTCGGCCGGTCGGGTGACATCGAGGCTCAACGAGCCGCTGTAGAAAAGCAAAAGGTTGAAGGAGCTGTGCGTGCCGGAGCTGGTATTGATGCTGCAAGCCAGCAAAGACTTGAATCAGAACAAGGTAGGATTAGCCAAGCCCAGGCCCAGGCACATGCCACATTGGAAGCTCGACGGCTTGAGAAGATGGGTCGAGCGCAGGCGTATGGCGAAGCTGCGGTCGCTGGATTGAAAACTGGTTTCAACACAGGGACAGGTGCTGCCCAAGCGGGCACAACCAATGTTGCTTCAGCCCTTATGTAGACAGGATAGGAGTCGTTTATGCCCTTTGTCAACTTATTCACATCATTTGAAAGTGCTTACGACATTACGGACCCTGATAAGGGGTACAAGCCGGATGAGCGTAAGGACATGTGGCGCACCTACCGTGATTTGGTGAAGCTGACGGGTCAGTATCGAACGAGTGCGCAGAAGCAGCAGTCCGTTGAGCGGATAAAATACCTGGATCAGCAGATCAAGTACCATGCAAGTTTGTCTGACTTCGCCGCGTCAATCGAGAATATCAGAGGGATGGATCGCAGAACTGCGGCTACGGTTCTGCAGAGGGAGTACGCCAGTATCCGTACAGCCGAGGGTAACTTGATTGACGCGGGCCGCGCCTACAATAGTAGAGCATGGATCACGGCCGAAGATAAGTTTGAGAAGGCTGGTGGGAAGGGGAGCCTTGAAGCAGCTCGAACGGGTTGGGANAGTTTGATGGGGACGTACCTCGAAGAAAGTGACGTGAAGATGATGACCTTGGCCGATCCTCAATTGATAGCATCGGCAGAGGCGAGATTCGGTAAAATCGAAGAGGTATATGAGGATGGTACCGATGGTATGTACCGTGCGATGAGGTGGAAAAAGCGTGCTGACGAAGAGAAAATGCACCAAATCAATCTCAAAAAGGATCTTCTGGCGGGTGGTGAGGTTGTACAGGGCACTATCGATGAAATATTCAGGCAGGCACGAGAAGAGCCTGATTCACTCGTCAGCACTGAACAGCTTATGACGGTTCGCGGAGATATGCTGAAGGTACGGGGGCTTATGGCCCAAGCAACGGGCACGACGCCCGAAGAAGCGCGGGCCATGATTGCGCAGCAAGTCGACGAAGACGCTTGGTACGAGCAGCAAATAGGTCGAGCGGACAAACTTTGGTCGGAGTTGCAGGGTGGCGAAGCTACGAGTTGGCGAGAGCAACGAGGGGAAATCTTATCTGACCCTTCATTCTTGGAGTGGGCCAAGGACAATGGCTTTGATAATTTGGGTGACGCTACATCCACAGAGATCAAAGATTCTGAAGGCAANGTGATNGGNCGGAAACTCGAAAACTACACCGAAGGCAGAGACGACCTCAAAGCGATTCTTCGGTATCAGTATCAGCTAATGCATCCCAATCGACATGGTCCGCTCAGCGTTAACCGTGGTCGAACAAACGAATACGTCTCACTCCGAATCAAAGCCACTCCCGAGAACGCCGAGAGGATGCGGTTGCCTGATGGTCGATTTGCCTACGCTACGCAAGACGACGGTACGCTGCTGATGTTCGATGAAAACCAAGTTCGCGAGATAGAAGCGGCACGTACACCCAAGGTCTTTCTTTTCGACGATGAAGTAGGTGTAGATGATGCGGGTTCTGAGGTGTATCAGACTTATGCGCAGGAACGAGACAGCCAAGGTAACGTTGTCAATGTTTACCGCTACGACGACGAAACAGAGGAGTGGGCAGCAGTCAGTAGTGACGAGAGGGCTTCGATAGATGCCGCTGCCGCTGCCGCTTCTGCAGAGTCTCCCGAGGGTAAGGAGTGGGGTTGGGCACCTGCGCTAAAGACGCGGGCCAACTTTGGAGAAGATGGTGAGGAGCTTCCGAGTACCGTGGAACGCTACCTCACAGCGGATGACTTGTGGAATGCACCTGTAGGTGGGGGTGTCGCTGAAGCCGATATTACTGGCGCTAGTCCCGGTGATGTGTTTACATTTGACGAGATTCCTGATGTCACGTTTACGGATGACCTATCTGAGATTGATTTAAGTCAGGTTCCGGGGATTGAAGTTTACGGTCAGCGACAACGCTACCATGCGAAAACATTCTTGGATAAGGGTAAGGGGACTGTNGGTATCTGGACCCAGCACGGTCTTCAGTTTTTCACACCCGATGAGATCNTCGATATGGTTGTGGANCAGGGACCCGCCACGACCCAAATCTCGGATGTGGCCAATCGACGTATCGGTCTTCGAAGCGAAGCGAAGGCACGCGAGATTGCAGCTACCGAAGCTCCTGAAGACCACGCTGTGACAGACGTTCTGGGCGTCAAACGTGTTGATATGGGTCGACGGGCAAAGAATGTTTGGGACAAGGTAGAGGCGGGCATCACAGCGCGTATCCTTGGTCCAGGAGAAGCCCTGCCCCTCAAAGAGCGTATGAAGCAGCGACAAGAACAGCGACAAGCTGAGATCGCCCGTGCTGCCGAAGAAGCTCCTGCGGTTGAGGCAGAAGCGTGGAAAGCAGCCGCAGAAGCGGCCATACCTGCGGCAAAGGCAGCCGACATCGCAGAGAAAGAACGCGCCGAAGTGGCAGAGCTTCGAGACACTCGACGGGCATATCGAGAAGGTGCTCGAGAAGAAGGTGCGACTCGACGAGAAGCAGCCCGACAAGCCAGAGAGTACGTCACGCCCGAAGAGATGCAAGCTGCCAGGAAAGATCGTCGCGAGGCTCGTCGATACGCGAGGGCTACCGGCAGGGTTGCGGGGAAAGCCGGGCGGCAAGCCGAGCGAGCAACGACAGAAGCAGCCGTTGCAAGGACGCGAGCCGGTGTACCTGGGCCTATACCATCTGAAATCGCAGGCGCTTTCGACCTAAGACGTTGGGGTGAGTTGACGGAGAAAGAACAACGAGGAGCTTTGGGCTTAGCCGAGGATCCCTCATTGTGGGCCAAGTACGATTCGATAATTGATCAGTTGATAGGCGAGAAAGAAAACTTACGTCAGCAATTCATATCAGGTATATCCGACCGCAGGAAAGCTGAGATTGAAGAACAGATTCAGGCCATCGACAAGAAACTGCAGAGCTTTGAGACAGTCGCCGCATACGCACAGAAATTTGAAGGTGTGCGCCGACCGCCCCCGGTAGANGCGCAGCCGCCAATAGAAGAACCGCTGCAGCCGTCCGAAGCAGTTGCCGTAGACAAAAAAGATGTAGTCAAAAAAGATGCAGTCACGGAGCCAACCGACGATGCAGCCGCAGCCGCAGCGGATGCAGCAGCCGTAGACGTAGACGTAGACGAAGATCGTCTCGGAACATCTGA